TAAGAGAATGGACTTGTTCGGAATGTGGCGCACATCATGATCGTGATGTGAACGCCGCCAAGAACATTCTCCAGCGCGGACATGCGCTGCTAGCTGTAGGAATCCCCGTCCTTTAGGGCGGGGAGGATGTCAACTTGCCGTCTTCCGCATTTCATCTAAATACTTCGCTACATCTCTAATATCGGCTCGTAGTGGTTTCCCTGTCATCGGGATAGGAAATGTTCCGTTGCAGCGCTGCACGTAGGCAGTATTGGTGCCTACGCCAACGATGTCACAGACCTCCTGAAGTGTCAGTACAGGTTTGTTATAAATCGACAAAAGCATAAATTCTGCTTGCATATTACTTTCCTTTACTCGTTGCCTCTTTCGGCAAATGAAAAGTGGTCGGAGAATCAAGTAAAACAACTGCTGCAGCACCACAAAAAGAAATGGCAAGCACTAGGATCGTGGCAGTGAACTTATTTTTCATGCTGTTTTCTCCTGGATTGATTTTAGTAGTGCGGCGCGGTACTGTCCCAATGTCTGAAAAGACATTGCAAAGCCATCGTCTTTGATTAGTTGCTTAATTGCGTCTAGCGACAGCTTTGGCGTATTGGTTCCTGGTATTCCGATCATTTTAGCCCCTCAGTCTATGAGTAGTGATTCCAGTAATACCAGGAGGAAGTGCTTCTGGCGGTGTTTTGATTGGTGCCATTTCTAAGAAGTTGCTCCCGACGGCACCTGTCAATTCTTCTGCGATAAGAATTTTTCGGAAATTAATGGAACATCTCCCCTTGTCTATGCCAAATCCAAACCAGCACAAAAGCCACTCGCGATCGCATGGTTTGCAAAGAGGATCGAATAAGTCATCTAAACGTTTCCACATTTTTCCCTCATAGACTCCACTTGGTATAGTTGATGAGTATTCTGAGAGTTTGTTGAAGTCAGATCGCGAAAGCAGTGCGTGTTGATCGTCGATAAGAATGCAATCCCGCTGCGGCTGTTTCCAATGCTTTCCTAATTTGTGGGTCACTTCCGGAATCTGGTTTTTCATTTGATTTCTCCGATTGCTTTGGTGGCAGCTGCTAACGCTATTTCTAATCCTTCGTTTTCAGTGCGTAGTGTTTCGATTTCTTTAACGACTTCAGCACCATTTTTATCTACCGCAATGCTGTACAAAATATTCATGCGTAGAACTAGGGTGTTAAGGCGACATCCTTTTGCGATTGTTCCGTGACCCACTTTAATATCGCAAGGTAATTTCCAGGACAAAGGATCAATAGATTCTGGTGATAAGATCGAGAATCCATTCTGATGAATCATCATGCAGAAGTTCGCAACGTCAACAGGATCGCCTTTTTGAACATGCTCGATCAGCATTTGTGTCAACGCTTCAGCACTAGCTGTTTGCCATCCGCTTCGGCCTTCGTCGCGTTTCTTATCTAACTTAGTCATCATTGCTTCGGAGAATGCGTCGAATGCGATTAGGTCGTGATCGCGATCGTTCAAGACGTAGCAGTCATCACACGCCGCCATTATTTCTTTGCGCGTGCGCGTATCGCCAAATGAAGGTCCGCAGTTCATCGTACAACGTTTAACCGTAGGCTGACTCTTCGCACACGTGCAACGTCGTCCTTGGTTACGGTCGTGTGTGCATTGGCTCATGCTGCACCTGCCGTTTCTTCGTTTGCAGAGTGTGCTTTCTTTTTGATGCTGAGTGTCGGCCGCTTAACTGGTGTCGCATCAACTGGCTTATCCAGATCTACGCGGAACTGTTCGAGATCGATGCCCTCAGCGTTGGCCATGCCGATGAGTGTGTGGTATTCGCCTGTGTCGGATGGGTTCATCCATGACACGCTGAATGCTTCGCCCAGGAGTAAATCAAGCATGACGTTAAGAACAGCATCTTTGTTTGCTTGATCGATATAGGCGATTACGGCCTCATCAGATCCGCTTGTTCCGAATGGGTAAAGGTCTGCCAACATATCGTCAGGAATTGCGTAGGAACTGAGTAAATTTTTAGTCAGCTCACGCAGTGATTCAACGGTGAGGTTGTTGAATCCAGTTAAACGGATGCGCTTGTACAGTGCTACGCGAAATTTAGTTTCTTTCTCGGCTTTTGCTTTCGCGAAGTCTTCCCGCTTCAGGCGTTCGATGTATGGGTCGTAATAGGTCGTTGATAAAGTCGCTCCGCCGATGTTGACATCGACTTCAGATTGACTGTCAGCTTCATCATCTTGTGTCTTAGTGGTTGCTTCTGCACGCTCCTCGCCACGGTTGAATGCTTCAACTCCGGATGCGCACAGGCTAAGATCTTCGAGTAAATTCTGGATTTTCTGTGTCTCGTAAAGCTCTATGAGAGTCCCGCATTCTGTTTTAGCATACGCATCAGCTGGCGGGAATTTGTCTGTTGTGATGAGTGCGTAGATTGTGTTGTTTTCGAGATTGCTTCTAGCACGTGGAAAAGCGCGCAAAAAAGTATTTTTTGTGACATACAAGTTATTTGCATTTACTGCAGATCTCAAAGCCATTTCGGCAAGTTTCCCTTGAAAAACTGGAATGTTTTGTTTTTCCAGTTGTAGGATTTTTGCATTCAGAGTTGCAGCCTTTTTCTCTGCAAAACAGTCTGGATTTGTGCAGATGTTTTTTCCAATGTCGGTAAAAATTTCTGGCTGGTTGCCAGTCCGCATTGGACACTTAATACAACTTGGAGAATCGATAAGCTTCGCATCTTTGGTATCAAATGGCGCATCATCCAGATCCAGTGTGTAGTAAGTTTCCAGATACTCTTTCGCTTCACGCGATGACATTGGTTCGTTGGAATCGTCTGTCCCCATGATGTGACGCATGGCCTTAACTTGTAGTGTTGGGACAGGGATGCGTGCAACATATAAAGCAATAGTTGAGCTGAACTTACGATTTAAAAAATCATCGTGTAATGGTTCTGCCAGCGAGCATAATTTCAGTCGTCCGTAAATGTAGCTACGGGATTTATTCAGCTCTGTAACGAGCTGATCGGCGCTATAACCATGCGCAAGCATCAACGCCTGATAGCCGAGCGCTTCCTCCAGTTCGTGCGGATCTTCGCGCTGCAAGTTTTCAAGGATCTGAATTTTCGCAGCTTGCAAATCAGTCAGATTGCGAATCATTGCGGGAATGGTTGTGACTCCCGCGATTTTGGAAGCGAGGAAACGGCGTTCGCCGGCGACAATCTCATAAATCTCAGGTTCAGCTTCTGTCGGGGTAACTGTGCGAATTAATATAGGCTGTGCAACGCCTATGTCTTTGATACTTGCTGCCAGTTCCGTAAGCTTCAGCTGATCGAAGTGTTTGCGGTTTGTTTTTGAGATGCGAATCAGATTCAGTGGGATGACTTCAAATCTACCTTTATCCATCACAAGTTCATCAACAACGATAATTGGATCTGCAACAGCGACTGCTTTCTTTTTAGCGACCATGATTAATCTCTTATTTAAAGTTGATTTGAAGTGAATAGTCGGTTGGCATATTTGGGTTTTAGTAAACCTATTGATGCACTAGGAAAAACAACCTGATAGTTGATTGATTCGAGTGGTATGGCAATGGTTTGATTTTCTTTTGCCGCTATCAATGCCATTTTTTGCCCGTTACTGATATCAATCTTTGAGCCCAAAAAAGTACCGATTAAGCATTCGCCGTTGATCTTGTAACTAACAGTTTTGAAGGGTTCAAGTTGTTCGTATAAATCGCTCATGGTGCACCTACACCAGATTGCGTATTAAGAAAGCGAGCAGGAATAGCGAAGGCTTTCGAGATATGTTCTTGCGTTGATTTAATGAATTCTTCAACCTGACCAACTTCGCTAGTCAAAGTAGTGATTGACGGCGTGCGTGGGAGCCCTGCGGCTGCTTTTAATTCAGCGATGGAGATACCAGATTCTTCGTGTGCGTTTAGTAGAATTGACGCTCCGATGGCCAACTGACTATTGCGAATCTTGCTGATTACAGGTGGAGCGACTTGTAGCCGACGCGACAACGCAGCATCGTTTTTAAGTTGCATTTTTTCGATCAACAAATTGATAAACAACTCTGGTGTGTAGTCAGAAGATTGCAGGTCGAATTTGGAAATTTTTTTCATAATATTCTTTCGTAGTTAGATTAGTTTTTTTGGGGATTAGTCATCGTTGCTGCAGCGAACTGCTTTTCCATCGAATCGATTTAGCTTTGCCTGGTGCAATCGTGCTGCTTGTTCCAGAGATATCTTCATTGCTGGATTTTTCAGCATGTCATCGAGTGGGATGGACTTGTCTGTTAGCCTGCTATAAGCGATCTCCAGCGACAGACGATCCGGCGTGGTCTTAGCTTTTCGCATGGCGAACCTCGGCATGTGCAGACGTCTGTACTTTTTTGACGGATGGCTTTAGGCCGTTTGCATCGATGTATGCAGGACCATAAAGACCTTTGTAGGGATCGGTTTTCGATGCGCAAACACGAGCAATAAATGCGTCGATCACTTCTGTTGGCTTCTTTGCGTGATCAAGAAAATTGAACTTAGCCATGATCCACCTCTGGCTTAACACTTATCGACGCGACTCCAAATTGATCGATTGCATCCGCGTGCGCGTCGAATGAACTTGCGGCAAGTGCTGAGTATTGAAAGGCCGAATCGGTGGTGCGTACAGTAACGATGAATGCGCTCATGCTGTCACCCGTTCGTTTACGAAGTGGGTTAAGTAGCCTGGCGCGGTATCGATAGAGAAAGCAACCTCCCCCTTGACCAGGATCACTCGGTCAAACTGGCCTGCATGGTGTCTGCGGAAAACTTCAGTAAAACCTAGCGAGTGCAACGCTACATGCAGTTCAGTATCCTGATGGAATCGGTTGATGCATACGTGAATCGGGTATGGTGCTCTGCCGTGATAATTGAGCGGCTGGTCGTTACGGAATTTGCTTTCCAGCATTTCTTCAAGCGTTGTAAGAACCGGCTGAGCTGCAACCAACAGATCGGACATAAGTTCGATCTCGGCTTTGCGGTGCTGAAATTGCTTATTGTTTGCTTCGATGAGGCGTTCGTGAAAATTATTCATTTTTGCTCCGTCTGTTAGTTGACAGTGCAAAATATACGCGAACGAATAATAAAAAACAATACGCGAATGGATAATTTAATTTATTTTTTTGTTATTAAATAATTCAGAGGTGAAAAAAAACCGCATAAATGCGGCTTTGGAGTTTGATGTGATTAGTTACTGTATCGATTTTGGATCCTGTGTCGTCATTGGGGCAACCACGGTCCCTTGGCGGCTACCCGATCCTGAGCTCGTGTAATTAATTTTTGTTAGGATGCCATCTTTGTTAATAAAATACATCGCAACGGTGTGCGCGTAATCCGCTCCGCCAGCAAATAATCCGACAACAGGAATAAAAGTTGCTGCTTTTGTTTTGTACTGATAGCCAGAGTAGCTAATGATTTTAGTGTTGCCTGTGATCGATACTGACGTTGGGTTTCCAAGGGTATTGATAATTTCTTGCTCGGTTGTAACGCCTTCTTTGAATGCTGTTGCGGCTTGTTGCGAAACCTGAGTTCCAGAAGATGCGCATGCGGCCATAGTTAAAGCCAGCAAAATCGTGAGAAGCTTCTTCATTTGTCATTCCTTCAATATTTGTTGAAATAAAAATAATATCAGAATATCTATGTATTAGAAACGACGCTTGATCAATGTTGCAATTAGTCGACGCTTGGACGTCGAACAGGAGTGTGTCTTGAAACCATTTGTTTGATAAATTCAGTGGTAGTTGGGCTATTTCCTCCGATTTCTTTAATGCAAATATATAGTTGGTTCTTTGCCCACTCGTCCGTCAAGTGAGTAATGTGCACTGGGTGCGTCGCACGATATACATTTGCCGCACTTTCAATAGTAATCGCGATTCCGATGTCTGTTGACGCGGCGTAATACGCTTGTACATCAAAGCTCGGACAGATGATGGGGCGTTTCAGCGAGATATTCATTTTTGCTGCGATGTCGTCGATGATAGGTGTTATGTGTTCAAGCGTTTCCGTGTGAATCATGGGCCATTTGATAGCATTTATAAACGCAACCTCCGTGCTGTTAGACAAGGGGTGTGATGTTGACATCATCAAACAAACTCGCTCGCAACGATAGGGAATTAACCGTAAACCGGCGACATGTGGATCGCCGGCTATTAGTCCAGCATCGATTTTTCCTGCAATTACGTTCTGTATAATTTCTGTAAAACTTCCCCGCTGAAGGCGTATTTTCAATGCAGCATTGTTTAGCAGCATTTGTTGTGTGACGAGCGGTAAATCTCGTTTTAATAGAACTTCATCAGCCATCAGGTCGAGATGTGGGCCGCGAAGGCGGCCCAATTTGGTTTGTAGATTGGTGAACTCGCGCTTCATTATTTCGCAATGTTCAGCGATTTCTCGCCCTTCGGTCGTGAGCGTTAAACGTCCTTTTCGAGTAGCGACGGTATAGCCAATTTTATTTTCGATTTTGTCTAGGCGTTGAGAAACAGCGGATCTGCTTATTCCCAGCCGCTGGCCTGCGGCGGTCAAGCTAAATTCGCGTGAAATTGCAAGAATCGTGTCGATGTCTTTTGGATCTAGTGCTAACACAGTTACTTATAGAAAATGATACCTGTGTGCAAGTCTGTACGCAATCGCATACTTTTGAAATGTAGAAACTGCAAGACGTAAGCAGTTCTGGCGTCATCGTAAGTAAAACTTAACAAGATGTGACAAAAACTTGGTTATATTAATAACCCATGTACATTTTGAAATAAAAAAAGGCAACGTTATGGATGAGGATGAGCAAATCGCGGAGTGGCGTTTAATACAGCAAAAAATGAATCCGGAGGCTTTTGCAATGCTGCTTGATTTAGCGCGAGAATGGTTGAATGACTATCCTCGGGAAAACGAACCGAAGCTAAGACTCATCGTTGGGTCGCGCCGTTAGCTGCTTGGGTACAGTTGAGCATGTGGTTTTTATTAGCGATTTACCCATGTCATTTGCTTCTCGAAATTGAGTTAACAAACGAAGTTCTTCAGCAGTCACATACACAAGACTGATATCAGAAGAGTTATTGGGTTTTAAATTTTCGCCAGTCACGATCCAGTCGATGCTAACCTTACACGCATTAGCTATTGCAGAAAGATTTTCGATGCTCGGTTGGGATTCGGATTTCAGTATCCTAACTATGCTTGAGTTTGGGACGCCAGACAATCGGCCTAATTCGGACTGACTTCTGATGCCAGCAAACTTCATGGCGATATCAATTCGGTCAGCTATTGTGGTCATGCGATCGAACTATACGCACGCCCCACGTTGCACTCAAGGATCTGTCCGAATGTGGTTGTGTATCCCCGAAATCGGCAAATCAAGAAGCGGGTTTCAGTATTCCTTCTAATTTTTTTCGATCTTTAGGTAGTTTTGTTGCAGCGGTGTAGATAAGTTTTTGCTGCATTTCAGGTGCTTCTCGGTATGACTGAAGAATATCCATTTCTTCATCAGTTACGTAGACCAAGCGGATTTTTGGTTGTACTACTTCGACAACTTTCTTCTCAACCTGCTCCATAGGTTCTGCTGGTTGTTCGCCGCTCAGCCATAAGAAGCTCACTCCACAGGCTGCAGCTAGCTTTTTTAGCGTCTCAGTTTCAGGCCCTCGTTTTCCACCGCCTTTCAGGATCCTATTTACCGTGGGCTGTGGAATTCCTGCCGCAACAGCTAAGGCTTGTTGCGTTTTATACCCAGCAGTTTTCATTGCCTGATCTAGGCGATCTCCAATATTCATGCGTGAAATATACGCGGATGAATAAACATCGTGCAAATTTTCATCCATTCGCGTATTGACTAAATTATCCATTCGCGTATATTCCTGTTTTATGGAAAACATAACTTCACTCCTACGGGAGATAAAAACACGGTCCAGGATGAGCGAAAAGCAAATTGCTGCTCGTCTTGGAGTCTCTCAGCCCACGGTTAACAGAATGTTGCGTGGGCAGGACCGATGCCTTAGCACAACACTAATAGGCATCCAAAACCTGCATCGCGAAATTTCTACTCAGTCCGAAAATGCAGGGCCATGAATTCGATGAACTTATATCAGCTTCTGAATCATGTGATTGGCTCGAATTTCACCGATCAATTCAGCGACGTGAGTTTTAACTTGATCGTGGCTGCAGATCGACAGCTTATTGCTGAAGTTGTCCGCGAATCGATCGTGCCAACAGTGCTCGATCGCCATCGACCGAGACGCTTGCAAACGTCTTCGAGCCGATCTCATTCAATGCATCGCACACGACAGTGCCGAAACTAGGGTCGTGTTTGACGATGGCTTTGACAAGAATCGCGATTGCTTGCGCGGTCGCAACCCGGTGGCTGTCGATGATCGAGTTGAGATAGTCAGACTGTTTAAGAAGCTCATTGAGTTGCTGTTGTGCCAGGTGTCGTTGTTCAGCGTTTGTCATAGCGATCTCCGGTTAAAGCTTCGCGACAGTTTAAATAAAAAATTTTCTAAATTTTTGAAAAACACAAGAAAAGGAAAAAACGGTGATCACACTAAGACAAGCTTATTTAAAAATAATTAAAGCTTTCCCAGGCGGTTGGGATGCAATGTCCGGGGCTCTCGGGATGACGCGTGATGCTTTAGAGAATCGAATATTTGAGAGACGCGGTCAAGATTTAACAGTCCAAACGGCTCTGATGATGCAATCGTTTACAAATTGCAGAGCGTTTGCTGAAGTAATTGCTAACGAAAGTGGGGGTGTTTTTATCCCAATGCCTCAGGGGGGGGCTTTGGGCAAAGATGTGGCTAGTGAAAAATTTCTCGAATTAATCGCAGAGATCGGTGAGCTTTCTGAAGAGTTTAAACATGCTGTTGCAGCTCACGAAATCAGCGGGAAAGACCAAGTACGAATCAATAACATCATTGATCGGATCAATCGCACAACGTTTCAATTCCATTCGATTTTAAAGCAGTTTTACTGCCACAAAACGAAAGCAGAAACTGATGCTGCGGAGGTGAAGCATGCCTAGACCACAAGGACCAAGAGCCGGCTCTGCAGCCCAAATTGCAATCTGTCGAATTGTTGAATTGGGTGGCCATGCGAGTTTCAAACAGATCGTAGTGCATTTAAAACCTGAACAACAGCCGCTCAAAGCTTTTCGTCAATTAGTACTCAATCCTTTGGTCGACCATGGCTATGTAAACATCGTGAATGGCGATAGTTTTAAAGCAACCAGTATGGGTAAGGACTACGCGTCACGTTACATTTCTCACTTGCTCCCATCGAATCAATGTTACGAAGGACAGGTTGCGCTTAGTCGCAATTTTAAGCCTGCACGTGAATTGAATTTAGCGCGGCATCGTGCTGTCGCACCATTCCGTCCAGGGGCCGATGATCACTTACGTATTCCGTCATTAATGGGTTCGACGCGTAAATTACCAAATGGCGAGGTAATTGAATGAGTTTGACACCAGAAGAAATGTGTCGTGCACAAATGATTGACGCGGGGTACAACAACCTTCCAGTCGGCCATCCTGTTTTAGACGGGGCAATCAAGCGTTTTGGTAAAGGTAAAAAGAGCTGGTACGTGGCGCGTAAAGTCGAGCTTCCATCAGGAAAAGTTACCGTTAGCGGTGCGTTTGGAACCTACCATGGTGACGATAACGGCGCGATCAAGTTTCGCTGTGATGTTGAGCGCATGTCTGATGCTGATCGTGCTGCTTTGATCAAAAGACAGAATGAGTTAGCTCGTATCGAGCAGGAGAAAGAAGAGCAAAAACATCAACTGGCAGCTAACCGTGCGCGTGATCAGTGGGGTAGGGCTATCGCATGCAACGATAACGAACCGCATAGCTATTTGGTTAAAAAGCAGGTGCTGTCGTATGGTTTGCGAGTAGACAGCGACGGCAAGCTGCTGATGCCGTTGTGGTCGGACGGTGGTTGCGGCGCTGATCTGCGCGGGCTGCAGAAGATTGATAGCAAGGGCGATAAACGCTTTAACGATGGCATTAACAAGGTCGGCGCGGCTTATCACCTGGGTGATATTCCTGCCGATGCTGAGCTGATTAATATCGGTGAGGGTTATGCTACGTGCGCATCAATGCTGCTTGCAGTACCTGGCTCATTTGTTGTTTGCGCCATCGATGCGGGTAATTTGATGCCTGTGGCTAAGCATATCCGTGCCACATATCCGAACGCGCATATTCGCTTTCTCGCGGACGACGATTACCTGTTGTTGCCTCGTTTCATCGAGCGCTTGCGCGAGCAATTCAATCTCTCCCTGCCGGAGCCTGTGATCGATGGCGTGACCAGATCATATGAGGCTGTTGATGGCGAAAACGTCGATGTAACTGCATGGTGGCGTAAAGATGCACAGGGAATTGATTACATTGAATCTGACGTACGCAAAGGCCGCAAGCAGCGTACAGAGTCATTCAAAAATGCAGGGCTGTATCGATCATACGAGGCCGCAGCAGAGATAGGGAATGCCTCTGTCATTTATCCAATATTTAGCGCCCGTAATGGCGAAAAGTGGACCGACTTTAATGACCTTCATGTACTCGAATCCCTTGACGCGGTAGCGTCACAAATCAATGCTGTTGCCCCTACTGAGCTGATGGCGTTTACGTCTCCCGCACCCTCTGCTAGAGTATTGCCGCTATTTTTCCCTGCTGCGCAGCAGCCAAGACAAGATTCTGACGTTGATGATATCCCTGCATGGGTTGCGGATGCCCCACAAGTGGATTCGCTTCCTCCCCCGTCCCCTCCTGAAGATGCTGCGGAGATTGTTGGTTTGGTGCCGATGACATGGGCGCTTTCGCATTGTGCGTTGATTCAAGGGTCAACGGATATATGGGATTCGGTCAATAAGCTGCGAATCAAGAGAGCGGCATTTGTCGCGATGGTTGGTAAAGATGCTGCGAAGCAGTGGGAGTCTCATCCTGAGCGGCGTTCAATTAGCCCGCGCAATCTACCTAAAATTATTCGCGGCGTAGCAAAAGCGGCAGAGGGGGCGGGGGACGATGGCATGGCGAAGATGTTAGATCGCTATACGTTGCTGTATGGGACGAAGACCGTATGGGACGCTGAGAAGAAGCTTGTCATCAATTTTGATGCGATGGCACTGGCACGTGGTGAGTTAGCGACGCGCTGGCTACAACACCCTCTGAGGCAGGAAAAAGACCACGATAAGCTGGTGTTTGATCCGACGCAGAGGGTTGATCCGGACACGCATATCAATATGTTTGAGGGGTTTTTGATTAAGCCACGACATGATGATGCAAAGGCCGAACTGGTGTTGCGCCTACTGGAAAGTCTATGTTCTTCAGAGCCTAACGGGGCTGATATTTTTGTGTGGGTGCTGCGCTGGCTGGCTTATCCATTGCAGAATCCGGGCGCAAAAATGCAGACGGCATTGCTGTTTTTTGGGAGTAAGCAGGGAACGGGTAAGAGTCTGTTCTTCGAAGGAGTGATCAAGCCTATCTACGGCAAGCATGGTGCAACCGGTGGACAAAATCAGTTAGACGCGGCTTATTCTGCTTGGCGCTCTCAAAAGCTCTATGTGCTGTTTGAAGAGATTTTGTCTCGACAAGATAAGTACAGCTCCTTCGGCTTGGTGAAGCATTTGATCACGGGACGTGACGCACCTATCACGCAGAAATTTAAAGATGATCGCTTTGAAGAAAATCATTTGAACGTGGTGATGCTGTCGAATGAATTTCAGGCCGTTCCTATCGAACCGGAGGATAGGCGATTTTTGGTCGCGGAAGCGTTGAATCACCCAGATCCTGAATTGCTTGCTGCGCTGACAAAAAATCAGAAACATGGGGAAGTTGTCCCTGAAATTGTTGAGGCATTTTATGACTTTTTGCTGCGGTATCCGCTAGGTGATTTTACGCCGCACACGAAGCCGATCATGACGCAATCGAAGGAGCGAATGATTGAGTTTGGTCGGCCAGATTGGGAGGTGTTTTATCTCGAATGGAAACTAGGTGCTTTGGCGTTTCCCTATTGCTCGTGTATCGCAGAGCATTTGTACGAGGCGTATGAGATGTACTGCTCAAAATTTCATTACCGCGCACTATCGATGAAGAAGTTCTCTGAGCTGATTAATAGCCAGATCAAGCGAGATCGGCAATGGGTAACGCTGGGCGTACAGAAGAAGCGGCTCCGTACTGTTTTTCACGTTGAGTGCGATACCGGAGAAACACTGTCTCAGCAGTGTAATACGTTCATGCTGGCGGCCAACATTAAGGATGAATCGAAATGATCGCACTATCGATTACAGGGTTTTCACTGTGCTTTTTTGATGCTGTTACGTTGAAAGCCAGTGTCCATGCGGGTTTTACAGGGTTAACAGGGTTAACAATGTCACTCGCGCATGTGCGCGTAAAAAACAGCATCACTTCATACGTTAATAAAAAAATAGATTCTCTCTCGTGTGTGTGTGATAACCATGTTAACCATGTTAACCCTGTTAAACATCAATATTCATGCGGGTTTCAGCGTATCAGGGTAATCAGTTTTATCTGCAAAGCACTGTTAATGACGGAGAGGGAATCAAAATGACGTCGCTTAGAACACTAATGCCAGTGACTGCGCGCCAGATAGATCGTATGCGGGAACGGATGGGGTTTGCTGAGGCTAATGAAATCATTAAGAGGGCGATATCAGGTGAGCCTGGTTATTTTTTCGCAACAGAGAATCATAGAACCTTCGGAACTCCCGATACGACCCTTACAACGGTTATTTGCTGGGATTTATTGGGTCGTTGCTATAGACGTGACCCTCAGTGGATGATCGATGCGACAGAGTTTGCAAACATTATTGGGATTGAGATAGAAGTGAAAGATGATCAAGATCACGAAGAAGCAAGAGAGCGAGCAAGACTTTTACGGAAAATTTTAAGAGAGGCGAAATGCAATGCGTAAAAATTGGTCTTCAATTTTGGAAAAGGGATTAGTGCAAACGGGTTTTACTGAAGAAACGTCTTTAGTGAGTAAAAACTCAGAGATTGATTCGGTTGATATTGATTTTGAAATGAGACTAATGAACTGGGGGCGAATTACAAATCCGAAAAGCGTTTATTCTGGTTCTGCTGGGGCATCAACTTTTTGGGCGAAAAAATACATCGAATTTCGGAACAACCATGAAAAGCAATTGGCGATATCGTGCGGCGTTCTTGAAAAACAAAATGTATTAAAGCAAATTGAAAATGAGGTGTTTTCAGAAGCTGAACATGATGATGCTTTGTTGATTGAGAAAGCCTGGTCTTCATTGGCTGATTATCAGCAAAAGAAAATTTTAAAAATGCGCTATGTTGATCGGTTACCGGATGCCTTAATTCGTAGGAATTTTAATCTGCGTGGTATGAAAAATCTGAGTTTGATTTTATGGAGATCGAAAGAAAATTTAAAAAGTTACCTTGCATCTGAAAAAAAGCCAGTTATAATTAACCCTGAACTTAACCGAATTAACCAAGTTAACTACAATTTGAACCGCCGGAAACGTGCCTGATTTTCTCACCTCAAAAGGGTGCAGAAACACGTCTAAAGAAAAATGAAGCCCTGACAAATTTGATTGTCGGGGCTTTTTGTTTTTGGGGATGATCATGTAATGTTCTAAATTCCATATCAAAGGGGAGCCCTGAATAGCCCGCAACCTCTTGCGAAAATAGAGGTTCGTTAGATGAGCGAGTGTTAAAGAAGTCATCCAGACCTAAAAATATTCCGCTGATGGTAAAGCGTCTGAAAGGGCTATGTCGGGTGTTGCCAGCATCGCCGGAAACGTAACCGGCACGACTACTTTGCAAATGTGCTGTTAGCTATGTTTGTTCAAATAAGGGCAAGTCAAATTCGACTTGTCCTTTTTCTTTTTTTTTACGACCTAGTTATTTGTGCCTTATGAAGATCTCGATCAAGTCGAATGTTGACAAAATCACTGCAAAGATGACGGAATTTCCTCGCAATCAATTGCCGTTTGCATTGGCGCAGGCGTTGACAAAGACGGCTCAGGATATCGAGAAGGCAGAGATCCGCGAATTGAATGATGTGTTTGATCGTCCAACGCCATACACGCTGTCGAGCTTTTATGTAAAACCGGCGCGTAAGACACAACTGTCAGCGAGTGTTGGCATTAAAGATTTTGGTGGCAAGGGCACTCCAGCTATTAAGTTCCTAGCAGCTCAGATCGATGGTGGTACTCGTAAGCAAAAGCGATTTGAGCGTGCATTGCAATCGGTAGGTGCGATGCCATCAGGTTACTTCGCGGTACCAGGCTCGGCAGCTACATTAGATGCATACGGCAACATCGATCGAGGGTTGATCGTACAGTTGCTCTCGTACTTTAAAGCGTTTCCCGAAATGGGATACAAAGCGAATATGAGTGATAAACGCAAGGCAGCACTCGCCAAAGGGAATGCGAAGAAAGGCATTGCCGCTGTTGTGTACTTTGCAGGCATACCTGGTGATCGTCTACCCCTTGGTATTTGGGCTCGCTATAAATTAGGACATGGAAGCGCAGTCAAACCAGTACTTATCTTTGTGAAGTCTGCGCACTATAAAAAGCTACTCGACTTCTATTACGTATCCGAATCAACAGCGAAAGCGACGATGGATAAGAACATTCAAGAGTCGGTCCGTCAGGTGCTAAGCCAACTCAAGCCCTAGTGTATGCCTACAAAAAATCGCGGGTCCTTCCTGGGCTCGAGTCGATGGGGGTAATTCAAACCCCGTTTTTTCGTTAGCGGCTGGGCTGGAAAGTTAGTTAAATTAACCTCTTATGAAGGGTTAAAGGTTAATCGGTTAAATCAACGTATCTAATGGGTTAAATATGGAAGAAGCGACCTATCTCACACGAAAAGAGTTCGCTGAGAGTATTGGTTGCACTCCGGCCTATATATCGAAGCTTGGTAGCCAAAAGCGTCTCGTATTAAGCGAAGATGGCAAGCGGGTGAACGTGGCGGCAACAAAGGAACTGCTAAAAATGAGTTCTGACCCCAGCAAAGTAGGCGTCACCGCTCGGCATGAGCGTGAGCGTGCTGAGCGCGATGTGGGCCGCTACACAAAACCCGATGCGCCTGATATCCCCGATGTTGTCCCTGATGGCACGAGCGCAGTATTTGTCACTGGGGAGCAGGGGCCTTACCACAAGGCACGTGCGAATCGAGAACATTTCCTCGCGTTGCAAGCCGAAAACGAATACTACAAACAAATCGGTGCTTTGGTAGAGCGCGAGAAAGTCGAGGCAGCTGCGTTTAAGCTCGGTCGTTTGCAGCGCGACATATTTATGTCGTTACCGACAAAAATTGCGCCGCTGCTTGCGCCGATCAATGATTCGTGGGAGCTGGAGAAAGCTCTACGCGAGGCTATTCGCAATACGCTTTCTGAACTTGCCAAGATGGCAGAGCAAGATATGAAAAACGCGATGAACTGATTACGTCGGCATGCTTTGATTTGTGCAGACGTCTACACAAATGAAAGGATAAACATATGAATGCCGTGTTTGATGGCAGGGTAGCCTATGCCAATCAGTACGCGGCAGGCCTACAACCTGATCCTCCGCTTTGGATCAACCAGTGGGCGGAAGAATACATGCGTATTCCTCCCGAAAACGGCGCGGAACCGGGCAAATATAGTTGCGATCGAACTCCCTACGCTTTGGAAGTGATGCAATGTCTGTCGCCTGAGCACCCTTGTAAGCGCGTCGTTTCTAAGGTCGCGTCGCAGTTGATGAAAACTCAGGTCGCGTTGAACTGGATCTGCGGTAGCATTCATCATGCGCCTGGCAATATGCTTGCGCTTCTGCCTTCGTTAGGGCTGGCCAAGCGTGTCAGTGGTCGTATCGATAAAACGATCAAGGCCGTACAGGTTGTTCAAGATTGTGTGGCGCCACCGCGTAGCCGCGATAGTCGCAACACGCTAGATACCAAAGAGTTTAAGGGCGGAACACTTTACATCACGACCGCTGGCAGTGCTGCGAATTTGGCCGAGATTCCGGCTCGTTATATTTATGGCGACGAAGTAGATCGCTGGGCGACGAATGTCGACGAAGAGGGTGACCCAATCGAACTGGCTGAAGCGCGTACAAGTACCTACGGTCGTAATGCTAAGATTTACTACACCAGCTCTCCGACCTTGGAAGGAGCAAGTCGCATCGATGACTTGTTTCAGTCCAGCGACCAGCGGTATTACTTCGTGCCTTGCCCGCATTGCGGACACATGCAAGAGTTGGTTTGGGAGAATGTGAAATATACGGCCGATGATGGCTACAGCTATGCGTATTACATCTGCATTGAGTGTGACAGCGTCATCGAAGAACATCATAAAACAGCGATTTTGAAGGCCGGAAAATGGGTTGCCAAAGCGCCTGGCGATGGCGAAACAGTTGGCTTTCAGCTGTCGGCGCTCTATGCACCGGCTGGCTGGATCAGCTGGGGCGCACTTGGAAAGCAATACGATAAAGCGAAAGCCGCTTTAGATCGCGGCGATCCTGAACCGATGCAAGTGTTTTACAACACCAGGCTTGGCTTGTGTTGGGATATGGCGCAAGAGCGTACCAGCGCGGACGAGCTGAAAAAACGTGCCGAACGTTACGACCTGCGCAGCATCCCCGATAAAACGCTGGTATTGACTGGGGCAGTTGATGTCCAAGGCAATCGTCTAGAACTAAAAATTGTTGGATGGGGGCGTTGGCTCGAATCATGGATTGTCGATTATGTCGTCATCCCTGGTGATCCTGCTGAGCGCAGCACATGGGACAAGCTCGATGAGATTTTGCTGACGCCGCTCATGCGCAGTAATGGTAGAGAAATGAAAATCGAAGCCGTTTGTATTGATTCTGGTGACGGTAATTCTGTTGAAGAAGTATATGCATTCGTGCGTAATAAGCGGCACCGCAATGTAATTGCTATTAAGGGGCAAAGTCGCCCTAATAAACCAGTGATTGCTAGCCGTCCGGGTAAGGTTGATATTAATAAGCGCGGTAAAAAAATAGAGCGCGGGGCTGAATGGTGGATGGTTGGTACAGATACAGCGAAAGACTGGATCTATAACCGTCTAAAATTTACAGCCGGTCCCGGTGCGATTCATTTCAGTGATGATTTGTCTGCGGATTACTTTGAGCAAATGACTGCCGAACGCAAGATTACGCGATACGTTAAAGGTTTTAAACGTAGTGAGTGGGTCAAATCAAAAGCGGCGCGAAATGAAGCGTGGGATTTGATGGTCTATAACCTGGCTGCAGCGCATTTCCTCGGTCTGCATCGTTGGCGCGAGGCAGACTGGGATCGACGGGCAGAAAAAATTAATCCATCGCAGCAAGATATCTTTGCGCCGCCACCTGCAATTCTGGTGCCGATAACTGAGGCGGATGAGCCAGAACCACCGCCAACGCGACCAAAAACAGTATTAACACCACAAGTAAATCCCGACCAAGCGTCGGGATTTGTCGTTTACCAATCAACGGATTCTGATTATGGCTGATCTCTCGACACTACAAAATTACTTAGCAGCAGCTGAATCTGCCCTGCACAGCTTGCAGACTGGCCAGCAGGTCGTCGAATTTGATCGCGGAGGTACCAAGATTCGCTATACACCCGCTCAAGTTCCGCAGCTTGAAAGCTATATCGCCAAACTGCGTTGCCAGATCGCTGCATTGAACGGATCTGGCTCGCGTCGCCGTGTCATTTATCAGCAGTGGTAAATATGAAAAATCGACATAAGAAAAAATCGACTATGGCTAGTGCAACGGCTGTAGTTCCCAGAGCAATGGGAAATTTTCCGGCGCATACCGGTGCTTCGCGTACCAGCCAGCAACTTGGATCGTGGCAGCCTTACCTAGGTTCAGCGGATACCGATACGCTGATGGATCTGCCCGCACTGACATCCCGTAGCCGTGATCTAACTCGGAACAATGGCATCGCTGCAGGGGCAATTCAAACAAAAAGCGATAACGTTGTTGGAATTGGCTTGCGACTCAATGCAATTCCTGAATGGAAGCTACTCGGCAAAACGCAGGAGTGGGCATCTGAGTGGGGACGTGATGTTGAGCGACGTTTCCGTTTGTGGGCAGAAGGTACAGGGTGTGACGCAGCCCGCGAGCGCAATTTTGCTGGCTTGACGACCTTAGTTTACAAATCGCGGCTCTTCAATAGTGATGCACTTGTTTTGCCGATTTGGCAACCGGTTCAAGGTGAGCAATTCGCTACTCGCCTATTTGTGCTTGAGTCTGACCGACTGTGTAACCCGAATTTTTCGTTTGATACACAGTCGAGACGTGGTGGTATTGATATTGATGAGTATGGTCGGGCACTGTACTACAACATCCGTACCACACACCCGGGCGACATCTTTACCGGATCAATGGCTCCAGGCGTATGGGAAAAAATCCCAGCGACAACCGCGTGGGGACGCAAGCGTGTCATTCACTGGGCATCTAAAGATAGACCGGGTCAGACGCGAGGCAAGCCGATTTTTTCATCGGTTATGCAGCAATTCAAAATGCTCGATCGCTATGCAAGTGCTGAGCTCGATGCCGCGACAGTGAATGCCATGATTGCGGCATTCATTGAAACCCCGATGGAGCATGAAAGCCTGGTGGCTATGTTCGACGGTGATGAATCAAAAATCAAGCCGTACATGGACACTAAAGCAGCCCCACAGAATCGGGCGCGTCTAAAAAGTGGTGCCATTGTTCCATTGTATCCAGGCGAAAAGTTATCGGCTTTTAATCCAGGACGCCCTGCAGCTGGTTTTGCTTCGTTTATGGAATCCGTTTTGCGTCATATTGCAACCGGATTGAATCTGCCCTACGAGTTGCTGCTGAAAGACTTCAGTAAAACGAACTACAGCAGCGCTCGTGCAGCCTTGCTCGAAGCCTGGCGCTACTTCCGTTCCGAGCGGCAAGGTCTGACTGATTACTGGGCCAAGCCGGTGTATGAGCTGTGGCTGGAAGAGGCGGTCAATGCAGGTATCGTCGAAGCGCCAGACTTTTACCAGAACAAGGCTGCATATTGCCGCAGCCGTTGGATAGGTTCTGGTCGTGGCTGGGTCGATCCTGTCAAAGAAGCGCAGGCCGCAGAAATTCGCATGGATGCAGGGTTATCGACGCTCGAAGCGGAATGTGCGGAACAGGGTCTCGACTGGGAAGAAGTCTTACATCAGCAGGCGCGTGAAATGCAATTGCGCAATGAGCTTGGTTTGCCGATGCCAGTACGAACTAAACCGCCACCGGGTGAAGTACCGGGTGACGCACCGGAACCTGATGATATGGAAGTCAATCCATTGAATCTCCAAGAACCAGAAAGTGAAGAGGACTAAGAATGCGCTATCCGCACTTATTTAGCCGCTTGTATAACACACCTTTGATGTTGCATCCGGATAAGGCAGCGCTTATCGAAAGTGTGTTTCGTAGTTATGCCGGCGCAATTGCTGCTGACGCGCAGGATCTACCGCGCCCTGCTGCAGCTACGTTTTCCACATCGCGTGGCGATAAGCCGTATTCTCTGAGCGATGGCGGTGTAGCAGTCATCCCTGTCATGGGGACGCTAGTTCAGCGTGCTAGCAGCCTCGATGCAATGTCGGGCATTACATCGTATTCGCGTGTTTCCGGTTTGATCAGTAATGCGCTAAACGACAACGATGTTCGAGGAATCATTCTCGAACTCGATAGTCCTGGCGGCGAGGTCAATGGTTTGTATGACCTGGCTGATTCGATTTATGCCGCTCGCAGCGTTAAGCCGCTGTGGGCAGTTGCCAACGAATCGGCTTACAGCGCCTGCTACGCAATAGGTAGTGCGGCCGACAAGCTATATATGCCACGCACAGCCGGAGTTGGCAGCATCGGTGTCATTGCTATGCACGTCGACCAGAGTAAGCGCGATGCCGCACAAGGTTATAGCTACACGTCGATCTTCGCCGGCGACAAAAAAAATGATTTCAACAGCCATTCACCGCTCAGCGACAGTGCGCTTGCAGATTTGCAGTCGCAAATCGATCGTTTGTACAGCATGTTTGTTGAAACCGTTGCGCGCAATCGCGCAATATCGGCCAGCGTTGTTACAGCGACGCAAGCTGGTGTGATTTATCCGCAGCAAGCAGTGGATGAAGGTTTTGCAGATGGTATCGCTACACTGCAGGACACCATCGAAATGTTAGAAGCAGAAGTTAAACCCCAACCCGTCCAAGTCGCGTCCTTTGGCGCACATAGAAAGGAAACTCGCATGTCTCAAGAAGCGAACCCACAAAACGCCAGCGCAGAAGCTCAGGCTTTGATCAACCAAGCACGTGCCGAAGGCATCCGCACCGGCGCGACGCAAGAGCGTACGCGTATCAGTGCGATTATGCAGAGCGAAGAAGCGAACGGTCGCGAAGCGATGGCGCAGACGTTTGCACTCGAATCTGATCTTGATGCCGATACTGCAAAGAAGCTGCTGGCAAAATCGCCAGCAGCAACGGCAGCGATAACGGCCTCGAGCAGCTTTCAGCAAGTAATGGCAGCGGTGCCTAACCCAAAAGTAGGAGCATCGTCTGATGTAGGTCAGGACTTGACACCAGAGGCTGAAGCACAGATGTTGGCGCAAAAAATCCTCGGTGCTGGCGTTCTCAAGAAAATCAACTAAGGTTTGGCAGTATAAATCGTCGTTTTTCAACTCAATCATTTCTTTCTTCGTTATAGGGGATTTACATGGATTTAAATACACAAGCTGGCATGCGTACCGACGTGTACACGCCAGATCGTTTGATTGCCGGACCATCCGATGACATTGTTGGTAAAGGCATTACTGTGCTAGCAGGTCAGGTTCTGCAGCGCGGTGCTGTGCTTGGCATGATCACTGCGTCGCGCAAATACGTGCTGTCTCAAACCGCAGCTAATGATGGTTCGCAAAACCCTAGCGTTGTGCTCGCACAGGACTGCGATTCGACGGCAGGTGATATTCAGGGACTGGCTTATTTAAGCGGAACGTTCAATAGCTCTGCTTTGATACTCGGTACAGGTCAAACTACTCAGTCAGTTACCGATGCGCTGCGTGGCCTGTCGATCCTGATCGTCGACACCATTGGCGGCGTCTAAGTTTTCCTTCAGACTCAACCTAATGAAACGCCTCGTTTTCTAACGGGGCGTTTTCTTTTCCTATTTTGGAGAAATAAATGCAATTCAATATGTACAGCTCAATCGTGCTGGCGAATGTCGTCGCCTATCTTCCGCAAGCACAAACTTTTTTTCTCGATCGCTATTTTCAGAAAGAGCAGCGCAGTCAAACTGAATTGATTGCTTTTGACGTTGAAGGCGGTGCCCGTCGTATGGCTCCATTTGTCTCGCCATTAGTACAGGGTAAGGTAGTTCAAGGTAAAGGTTTCTCGACTAAAACTTTTGAACCTGCCTACATCAAAGATAAACGTGTCTTTGATCCGACCAAAGCCCTCAAACGTTCCATCGGCGAGCAGATCGGAGGAACCTTATCGCCAGAAGAACGTACGCAAATTAATTTGCGTAGTGAATTGGAGGATCAAGTGGCGATTGCTACTCGTCGCCTGGAGTGGATGGCAACGCAAGCACTATTGACTGGCAAAGTACTTGTTGCAGGCGAGAGTTATGCACCAGTGGTAGTTGATTATGGCCGCAATCCGGCGCATACCATTGTCAAAGTGGCGGGGTCTAAATGGTCCGATGCAGGTGTTAACCCGCTCAATGACTTACAAGATTGGGCACTTGGCCTAATTTTGAAAAATTCTGGAGCGATGGCGCGCGATGTAATTATGACGACCGATGTATGGGAAGTCTTTCGCGAAAATCCGTTTGTACAAAAGCGCTGGAACTCACTCAACCCCAACAACGCAAAATTAGCACTTGATAGCGTTGCCGAAGTCGGTGGCGTGTATATGGGTACGATCGACGGCTTTAATATCTTTGTCTATGCCGACTGGTATGTTGACCCATTAGATAACATCGAAAAACCGATGATTCCAGCAGGTACGGTATTGATGTGCGGTGCCCAGGTTGAAGGCGTTCGCGCTTTCGCGGCGATTCGTGATGAGGCCGCGGGCTTCCAGGCGGTACCTTTTTATCCAAAATCTTGGGTCGAAAATGATCCATCTGTGCGCTATCTGTTGATGCAAAGTGCTCCGCTGCCTTATCCATCTCGGCCAAACGCATCGTTGTCCGCGACAGTTCTTTAATTGCTCAGACGCTGTCTGACGCATAAAAGCTTTTAAACCAAATGATCGGAGCGCCAGGCGGCAACGTCTGGCGACGAAATTATGAAAATTATTCCCAATATCACGCTGCAAGATGGTCGCGACTATTACCCAGGTGGCGTCGAAGTTGATGTTGACGATGATGTTGCTCGAGATCTAGTTGAACGTGGCTTCGCAGTTTTGGCACCTGGTGCGGCATTTAAATCGCCAAGAGCTAATGCTAAAAGAACGACGATCAATACAACTCAACCGTTGCTAGATACAGGTAATACCGCCAATTCGGTCCCAGATGACAGTGATCCCGTAACTGGTTCCCAAGAGCCTGATACGTCGCAAAGCGGCGCTCAGTCGTAATGTCTGGGGATGTATGGCGGCAAACTGTCAAGGATGGCTTTAAGCGTTTAACAGACTTTGCAGGTGTGGATGCGTTATTTACCGATACCACTGGTACCGTGTTTGAAGCTCGTGTACTGTTTTCGCAACCATCCGCAGATGTTCTCGGCGCAATGCAGATCAGCGACGAGTATGCGATCGAGTTCGATCCTGATGATTTGCCTAGTTTGAAGCATAAGTCTCCGATAACCGTAGATGGTTTTAGGTTCACGGTTCGTGAGGCTCCAAAAAATACCGACGACGGTTTTACCCGTCTGGCAACGTTATCAAAGGAGTAGGCATGTCACTTTTCATCATTACCGATGGTGAGTTCATTATGGATGATCGATCGAGAAAAATAGTTGGCGAGCAGATCGAGCTGGCCGACGACATTGCTGCGCAGTATTCAAGTCGTCTACAGCGGGTCGTCGAGGTCGCTAAGGTAGTTGTTGTACCAGATATGCAGCGAGTGAGTGAATCGGAAGTCATGGATCCGGTGAAATCATGACAACTGTCCCACTTACTGAGCAAATCCTAGAAGCGATCAAGTCTGCACTTTGTACAGTTCCTGGAATGGATCAATCAGTCTACAGATCACGTGAAGAAGCAATGGACCGCATTGAATTACCTGCGTTTGTTGTCATGCCAGATGAAGAGGAGACTAAGCGTTATTCTAGTAACACCGATCACAATACGTTTCGGTTTGAGCTGCGCATCTTAGTTCGTGGAGATGTCTGGGATTCTGTAGCGGCTCCTCTTGATCTACAAGCTGATCGAGCGATTATGCTCAGTTCGGAGGTGGTTGCGATGGTCGATAACATCCAACGTAGCGGTTCACGTTATAACGGAGCTAATGCTGATCTTACCGCTGGCGAACAGGTGATTCGTTATCAGGCGACATACCTGACGAATGTTTATGACAGATCGTCGCGTGTGTGAATAGTCTGTATTCAATTAACTAACATCCCGCAGAAGCGGGATTTTTATTTTCTAAGGAAATACTATGCGTAACTTTGGTTCGGGCGTCGCCTGGGGAACTCCCGGTCTCGACGCTTACGGTAATGCTTATGCGACGCCTTCAGCGTTTCAGTTTGGCATTTTGCAGGATATCGGCATCGATATGTCTTTCGATGAAAAATTCATGTACGGATCTGGTCAGTTTCCTGTTGATATGGGACGGGGGAAGGGCAAGATTAGCTTGAAAGCTAAGTTCGGAAACTTTAACGCATTAGCTTTTAGCGCGGCGTTTTTTGGCATTCCAGCTGTACCTGGTCTGATCACATCGAATAATGATCTGAATGGAATGATAATCACAGCGCAGCCGACAGTTATCGTTCCCGGCGCTGGACAAACCTTCTTTGCAAACCTGGGTGTACGATCAGATGCGAATGGCACACCGATGATACGCGTTGCTGCTAATCCTGTCTCTGGTCAGTACACTACTGATGGTAATGGTAGCTATTCGTTTGCCGCTGCGGACGTGGGGAAATTAGCTTTCTTCGATTACCAGTTGCTGAATGCAACATCTGGTCAATTGTTGACGATGCGTAATATGCTGATGGGTACAGCACCAAGCTTCCGGCTGGATTTCTCGATGCAGCGTAATGGTAAAACATTCACCTTAAGTTTCCCGAAAGTTGTGAGTAACAAACTCGCTCTGTCGACGAAACAAGATGACTTCATGATCCCCGAGATCGATATGTCAGCTCTAGCTGACGATAACGGTTTCGTCTTCAAGTGGAGTGCTTCAGAATGAAAATTCTATTTAGAATTTGGGCTGGTTTGGTCTGGATTTTTACAGGCGGCAATGATGATTCTGTACAGACGTGTGCAGGGCAGACGCCTCCAGTGCGCAGTCCACCGTCTCCGGAAATATCCTCGAAAACTGACGAGCAATCAGTTGTACATGTGCTTAATGTGCCAGGGGATACCGTAGAAATTGGCGGAAAGCAGTGGATACTTGCCCCGCTTAATGCTGCCGCAACAAAGCAGTATCAGAGACAAATTCGCGAAGTCGGTATCGGTGCACTCCCTGATGTAGAGCTTGTTGCTAAACTCGCCTACATGTCCTTGCGCCGAAATTATCCAGACATCACAATCGAATATGTTGAGTCGATTGTTGATTATGGAAATTTCCTCAAGATTTGGGAGACCTTGCTTAACGTAACTGGTTTAGTTGCTCAAGCGGGGGAGATGATGCGGAGAATGCAAGTGCAAATGGAGGCGGCGGGCTTGAAAGCCTGATCGCGCATATAGTCGCTTGCACCGGCTGCACTCCGCAGCAAGCTTGGAGCGAATGGGATATCCCTTCGCTTCGAGCTCAAATCGAGTACTGGCGGATAAGGCCACCTGTACACGAACTAGTTGCCGGTTATATGGGGTATGAAGCTCCTGAGCCACGCAACAATCAGTCCAATCCGCAAGGCAGCCTGGACGATCTTTTCAGTATGTTCCCCCCGCCCGATGGTCTCCTATGAGCCTATCGGGCTTTTTTATATGGTGCTCCCATGGCAGACAAAAGTATTGAATATAGCGTGACCGCTGACGGTACGCCGTTTGACGAGGCGATGAAGAAATCCGCCGCAACGGCGCAGCAAACTGCAAAAGATATTAGCAACAGCTTTAAATCTGTTGAATCGTCACTGCAACAAGTGGCTAACATGTTCAAATCTGTTACTGCAGTAATTGGTGGAATGACTGCAGCCATAGCAGGTGGTAAAGCATTTAAAGAAGTGATAGGCGCATCCAATGAGTGGACTGGCGAGGCTAAAAAACTCTCTGTGCAGTTGGGTGTCACTACTGAACGGGCCAGTGTCATGATGGTCGCGATGCGTAGTATGGGTATGGATAGTGAGGTTGTTACCCTTGCATCAGGCAAGATGGCTAAACAGATCGCAACTAACGGCCAGGCATTTGAAAAGCTTGGCGTGGCTGTAAAAGATAGTACGGGGCAATATCGCCCATCGCTAGACATTATGGGTGAGGTCAACGCCAAGCTCAAAGAGATTAAAAATCCGATTGAGCAGAATATCGCTGGCACTCAGGTCTACGGAAAATCGTGGAATGATGTACGTGGCGTGATGCGTTTGACTTCGGAAGAAATTAAAGCTGCAGAACAAAAAACCAAGGATCTTGGCTTGGTTGTTGGTGATGAAGGCGTTGCGAATGCTAAAAAGTATAAAGAGTCAATTAACGATATGAAACTCATCATGACCTCGCTTGAAGTACAGCTTGGTGCGGCTGTGATTCCTGCTTTTGTCGCTCTTGGTTCATGGTTGAGTGGTGTTGGACCTACTATCGCAAAAGCCATGGGGGTTGCGATCACGTCGTTAACTAGCATATTCAATACGTTATCTGAAACCGTGATGTCGGTGTGGGATGTGGTAGCAGATGGATTTTCTCAGATCGGACAGATCATCTCGGGCGTGATGGGTGGCACTGCGCCGGCGGCGATGGAGTTCTTCGTCAACGTTTTAAAAGTTGTTGAAATGGCGTTTGTTGTCTTTAAGGTTGCTGTACAGACTGCTCTTGAAGCTGTTATGGCAAGTATCGACATCACTCTTGCCACATTGATTCAAGTCGGTGCAGTGGCTGAGCGAGTTCTACATTTAGATTTTTCCGGCGCAAAAAAAGCGTGGGAAAACGGCACTAAAGAAATTGAAGGTGTATATAGAACCCACATGGATAGACTCGTCAAAATTGCCGAAGCTGGTAAGGTCAAGATGGATGACATCGCCGTACGATCATCGAAAAAAGATGCGCCGATTAAAGATAAAAAAATTGAAGGTGGACCCACCTATGATTTTAACGATGGAAAAGAAGATAAAGTTAAGTCGCGCATGCACGAATGGGAAGGCAAGCTAGGTGCTGATAAAGATGGCTTTGCAAAAGAACAAGCGATTGCTGGTACTGCAAGAGAATATAGCCATGCGCAAGAGCGCGACTATTGGAAAAACATCCTTGATACAGTGAAGATGAGTAAAGAGGAGCGTGGCCAGGTAGAGAAAAAATACTACGCTGAAACTGCGACAATTCGTAAAGAGACTTTCGAAAGTGAAATCGCTGGTGAAAAAGCGACGCTAGAAAATTTCAAGCATAACCATATCGAACGTGAAGCTATTGCGCAGCAAATCTACAAGCAAAATGTCGCCAGATTTGGAGATGAAAGTAAAGAAGCAAAAGCGGCGTATGCGGAGGTTTTGAAAGAGCAACGTGCCTTTGCTGAGCAGTCATTAGCGACATCGAAAGTAATTTCTGATGCAAAGCGCAACGCTGCTCTCGCTGATATTGATACTGAGGAGCATAACGCTGAGTTTAGTTTATCTATGAATCAAATTACTCAGGCGCAATTACTGGAAATGCAAGAGGGATTTGAGGCGAAACGGTATCAAATTAAGATGCAAGCACTCACTGAGCAGGAAGCAGCGATGCATGGTGGTGATGAGGATCCAACGGCACTCGCTCAAATTCACGCACAAGTGGAAGCATTAGAGCAGCAACATCAGGCGAAACTTGGGGATATTAAAAAACGTCAGATTCAGGAAGAGCAAAAATATAGACAGCAAATGTATAGCTCTATTGAGGGCGGTATGCAGCGTGTAATTACTGGTACGTTAAATGGCACTATAAAGATGAACAATATTCTTCAAAGTTCATTTCAGGTTGTTTATGGAGCGATGACGGACATGATAGGGAAAATGGCGATCGATTGGTTGAAGAATGCCATTTTCGGTAAAACGGTTCAGAGTGAAACTGCTTTGAACAACATTACTGCAAATGCTGGTGTCGCAGGTTCTGCTGCTTGGGCGTCTATCGCTGCGATTCCTATCATTGGCCCTGAACTTGCTCCTGAAGCAGCGGCAGCAGCAGCAGCTGGTGCAATGTCCTTCGCGCCCATGGCATCCTTTGCCGTCGGTGCTTGGGATTTGCCACGCGACATGATCGCCCAGGTGCATCAGGGCGAGACAATTTTGCCGAGGACGTTTGCTGAGGATTTCCGAAACAATGCTGGAAGTATGGGTGGTGGCAGTAGTGGACCAGCGGTTCATTATCATGACTATTCAGGCAAATTGTCGCAGAGCGATATTAGACGCAACATTAAATTTATTGCTGATCAATTGAAGGATCATGCGAGGAAACAGTGATGAGTAATGCTATTTTCCCTGTGCTTCCTGGCTTGTCTTGGGGTACAGATTGGGCGCCGAAGTTCATCACCAAAATTCAGACAGCGACGTCTGGTAAAGAGTACCGGGCATCGATGGCAAGTTCGCCGACGTACACATTCAAATTGAAATATGAATTTTTACGGTCTGCAAGTCGCCAAGAATTGCAAACGATGTTTGCGTTTTTCTTGGCGCGGCGGGGCTCTTTTGATAATTTTTTGTATTCATATCCTGACGATTGTAGTGTTACAGACCAGGTGATCGGTGTAGCTAACGGCTCGCAATTGAATTTTCAATTGGTACGTGGTTTCTCTGCTGATTTTGTTGAGCCAGTGCAAAATGTTAATCAGATCGTAAACATCAAAGTCAATGGTGTTCTGGTAAATGTGGGATCTGATTGTACGGTCAGTCCCACTGGTATGGTGACGTTTTTGGTTGCGCCAAGAGCGGGGGTGATTACGTGGTCTGGTACGTACTATTACCGTGCTCGATTCACGCAAGATTCGTTGGCGTTTACAACGATGCTGCAATTTTTGTATGAGTTGAAAAGCTTGGAAATGACAGCTTCCTTAGGGTTGAAAATATGAAGGCGCGATCTGCAAATTTACAAGCAATGCTAGATAGTGGTCTTTACGTTAAATGTAATCTTTTTACTGTAACGATGATCACTGGCCAGGTGTTCTATTGGACTGATGCTGACATCGATGTGACTGTATATGGTCAGGTCTATAGCAGCACTGGGCCAAGTATTAAAGGGGCGCATTTCCATTTGCAGCGTGGGTTGCAAGTTGATACATTGACGCTTAATGTGATGACGCAACCTACGGATCTGCTGGGAGGTGTGACATGGGACGTCGCAGCGCGCTCTGGTGCACTTTACGGAATGATCATCAAGATCGACAAAGCTTTTCTGCCTGCATGGGGCAGTCCTGGTGAGTCGCTTAATTTCTTCGTTGGCAAGGTTACGTCGTCGCAAGTTGGCGAATTGATTATCACGTTGACTGTTGTGTCGGATGATGATTTTCTCAATACGCCAGTGCCGTTGCTGACGTTTCAGCCTGGGTGTGTTCGTGATCTTTATAGTGCTGGCTGCACTGTTGCCAGATCTGCGTTTAAGCGATCTTCGAATATTACTGCTGTCACCAATCGCATCAAATTTACGGCGACGTTACCCGATCCGGATGGCTGGTATGCCCTTGGTGCGGTCACGTTTTTGAGCGGTCAGAACAGTGGGGTGCGTCGTTCTGTAAAAAGTTTTGTCGGTGGGTTGGTCGAGTTATCTAGTCCACTTGTTTTTGATCTTGCGCCTGGCGATGCTTTCACGATTGTGGCTGGTTGTGATCATACGCAAGCGATGTGTGCTTCAAAGTTCAATAATTCAGCGAACTTTAAAGGCACGCCATTTGTGCCGAAACCGGAGACCATGGTATGACGCCAGAACAACAATCCGCCGTAGTTGCAGAGGCTAAAACATGGCTCCAAACACCGTACCATCATCATGCTGACGTGAAGGGCGAGGGTGTGGACTGCGCGATGATATTAGTACGCGTTTATGGAGCCTGCGGTTTGATCCCTGAGATTGATCCCCGTCCTTATCCGCAGGATTGGCACTTGCATCGCGACGCTGAGCGGTATCTCGGTTGGGTTGAAAAGTATGCAGATCAGGTCGATGCGCCCGAGCCAGGAGATATTGCCATGTTCCAGTTTGGGCGTTGTGTGGCGCATGCGGCGATTGTGATTGAATGGCCGATTGTGCTTCATGCGCTTGCTCAGCATCGAGAAGTCGTTTTGTCGGATATCAGTACTAGCGACCATTTTCGCGATCGTCTACGAGGGTTTTACAGATTAAGAGGATAAAAAATGTCAGGATTAATGGGTGGCGGATCGTCAAGTCAAAATGCAACAGCTATCGGGACGCTAAATCTTCAGACATCCTGCTACGGTAATCCTATTCCGTGGGCGTTCGGTACTGTTCGTGTTGCGCCAAACCTGATTCAATACGAGGACTTTACCTCTATTCCGCATCAGCAGTCGGGCGGTGGCAAGGGTGGGCATGCATCCGGAGGTACGACTTATACGTACACTGCAGCTGTGATTATGGCATTGACGCATGGTCCTATTGTCGGTGTGCCTAAAGCGTGGAAGGACAAGGATGTTTCAACGCTCGGCGATCTTGTGCTTGATCTTTATACGGGGTCGTCTGCGCAAAATCCATATCCGTACATGCAAACGAAGCATCCAGATCGTGCGCTGGGATATCGCGGTATCAGTTATGTCGCCGGTGGTGCTTATGACCTTGGGAATAACGCACAACTTGGCAACCATTCGTTTGAAGTGCAGACGTCTGCACGTATTGGTGGCCTCCCGGATGCAAACGTTGCTGATGTTATCAAATCGATTTTGACTGATCCGGAGCAGGGTTTGGGCCTACCTGCATCTAGCGTCGGTGATCTGACGCAGTTTTCAAATTTTTGTCTCGCGAATGGAATTTGGGTTAGTCCATTGTACAAAGAGCAAAAGCCTGCGTTTGAAAATATCAAGAACTTACTGCAGATCGGTTTTGCTGACTGCTATCGATCTAGTGGTGTTCTTAACGTTGTTCCTTATGCTGATTTTCCTGCCACAAGCACGTATGGCAATTTTGTGCCGGCACTGCCTGCGCCCTTGGTGATCGGTGAGGACGACATTTTAGACGTCGGAGATGATCCGCTATTGATGACGCAAAAGTCGCTGAGCGAATCGTTTAATCACGTGCAAGTCAAGTTTTCAGATCGATCTAACGATTACAACGACAATATTGCAGAGGCAAAAGACTTCGCAGATATTGAGCAGTTTGGCATTCGTAGTATGCCTGTCGTAGATATGAAAGAAATCTGCGATCCAGCGACTGCGACAAAAGTAGCAGATTTTCTGTTGCATCGTAGTTTGTACATTCGCAATGAGTACGAGTTCAGTTTGCCGTGGAAATACTGCTATCTGGAGCCGATGGACTTGCTCGCGATAACGTATCCGCGCAAAGGTCATGACGGTACTGTCGTGATGATTACTGAGATCACTGAAGACGAAGATGGCATGTTGACGGTGAAAGCGGAAGAGTATCCGTTGGGTACCAATAGTCATGCTATAAAGACGCCGCCAACGACCGATGGCTATACGCCTGATTTCAGCGTTGATCCGGGCGGCGCGTCTGATCCGGTGATTTTTGAACCACCTCTTCAGCTGACAAACAACAATTCGCAAATCTGGATTGCGGCGTCTGGTGGTGCAAACTGGGGCGGTGCCGACGTGTGGGTGTCGACTGACAATGCGACGTATAAAAAAGTTGGGCGTATTCAGCAAAAGTCCCGCTACGGATACACGTCGTCGGCGATCGATGCGGTACCTGGTGTTGATTCGGTAAGTAATCTGGGTGTGAATCTCGGCGGATCCTCTGGCGTTCTTTTGTCGGGCACCCAACAAGATGCGCAAAATTTGGTGACCGGCTGCTACGTGGGCGGCGAGTACTTGTCGTACGCAACTGCGCAGCTCACAAGTGCTAATAACTACAATCTGTCGTACTTAGTGCGTGGATGTTATGGAACAAGTAGCTTGGCTCACTCTGCAGGTGTTCCTTTCGTGCGTTTGGATGATGCGATTTTTTCTTATGACTATCCTGCTGAGTGGGTTGGTAAAACAATTTATATTAAGCTGGCCAGCTTTAATAGCTTCGGTAGTGCAGTGCAGGATATCTCGCAGGTTGAAGCGTATAGCCATACCCTGAGCGGCGGCCCCGTCGCATTGGCTACAGTGCTGAAAGCAGTGCCAAAGGTTTTCTCGATCGAGTTGGATTGGTCGATGCCGCCGACAGTTGATTATTTGCAGTCGACGGAGGTTTGGTATTCATTAACGCCTGATCGCGGATCAGCAAAGCTGCTGACGACTGTGGCAGCGCCGCAGGCGTCATTTGTAATGTCCGGTTTGGGTGCCGGTGTGGAGTTTTATTTCTGGATCCGCTTCGTTGATAAAAAAGGGAATATTGGTGATTTTTTCCCCAGCGGGGCGGGTGTTGATGGGCAGTCGAGTTCTGATGCAACGCAAATTCTTGAATATCTGAAAGATGGCATTACTAAATCTCAGCTTGCAAAAGACTTGCTTTCACAGATCCAATTAATATCTGATTTAGAGGTTGCAATTGCAGCGATGCCGCCCGGATCGACATTGCAGCAAATGGTTGCGCAGCAGCAGAATCAGATTGCTGCCAGCGAGGCGTTGGCGGCATATCAGTTGATGTCTTTTGCTAGTGCCGACCAGGCATTGACGACAGCGAAGACTCAGTTGAAGTCGAAAATCGCGAATGCGCAGGCGCAGCTAGATGTGATTCAGCAGACTGTCGCAACGGAAAACTCTGCAATGAGTCAGCAGATAACGCAACTGCAAGCAGTGGTTGGTGATAATCACTCGGCCATTTTGAGTGAGCAGCAGGCAAGGGCAACCGCTGATCAGTCTCTGGCGTTACAGATCACGCAGATGAGTACTGTTGTCGGACAGAATACGTCTGCTATACAAACAGAACAGCAAGCGAGATCAGATGCGGTTCAATCGCTAGCAACGCAGATTAGCCAAGTACAAGCGACGGCAGGTGATGCTTCAGCAGCAGTTCAGAATATCTCGTCGGCAGTGGCGAATATTAATGGACAACTATCTGCAACGGAGACGATTAAGACTCAGATTACGGAGGGTGGGAAGACGTACATTGCTGGCATCGGTCTGATGGTCGATAACTCCGGTGGCACGCCTGAGTCGGAAATCTTGCTTTCTGCGCAAAAAATTGCTTTTGTCGATGAAAGTACTGGGAACGTGACAGTGCCATTTGTTGTCGTGGGTGGTCAGACGTTTATTTCCCAGGCGTTTATCGGAACCGCAAACGTCGATACGCTGCAAATCGCGGGCAATGCGGTAACCGTTCCGTTAAGTGCGACGATGAATACGACAATTGTTGGAAATTCATCATGGCAAAATATTTTGTCAATCACGATGCCAGCATCAGGCCAAGGCCAGAAGTTTCTGGGGATATTTTCAGCGCGCGCCAGCTACACAAATAACGGTGATGTGTATTTTCAAGTATTGAAAAATGGAAACGTATTTCAGACGTACGGTCATACTTTTGGCGGCGACGACTGGCCTAGCTTTCATTTTCCTGACGCGCTGGGCGTAGGAGAGAGCGCTACTTATACCGTGCAGTTTCTTGGTGGTAGCTTTATATCGATCTTTTTCGCGTCGATGTTTTGTATGGGAATTAAACGATGATTACTCAATATCACATTATTAAAGATGGGTATGTGATCGGAAGTGGAGAAAGTCACGAAGATCATCTCGATAAAGTGGTTACCTACGGCGGCGAATTGGTCGTTGGCGAAGCTCCTGCTGATCTTCCGCTACCTCCGGAGCCTGTAAAAACCTACGCTCAACTTCGTCGCTCAGAGTATCCATCGTCCTCCGATTTTGCTGACGCAATGTATTGGCGAGATCGTGGCGACGATACAAAATGGGCTCAGTATCTAGCTAAGTGTGACGAAGTAAAGCGAAAGTATCCAAAATCTCAATAAATAGAAACCGCTTTTTAGCGGTTTTTTTTCGTCTATAGGAAGTGAAATATGGCCTGGTACAAAACTGGAACAGTTTCAGTAACACAAGGTTCAGATGCGGTGCAAGGGGCCGGAACCGACTTTGTATCTAATACTGCAAAAGGAAATGGATTTGTCGGTCCGGATGGTGTGGTTTATGAGATTGATCAGATTATCGATCTTCAGACTCTGCATCTTGCGAAGCAATACGGAGGTGTAACGGCTCAGGGTGCGGCATATTCAATTATGCCGACGCAGGCGTATATTCAGCAATTGACGCAGAGTGCGTCAGCGCTGTTGAATACTTTTGGGTCGTTTCGAGATGATTATTTGGCGGGCGATTTAGTTGGTAAGGGATTGCAGCTCAAAGGAGTGTTAAGTTCAAGTGCGCAGTTACCTAGTAGTCCAGCTGTTGGGGATGCTTATTTATTGAATGCTAGCATTTACGGGTGGAATGGCATTTCGTGGAATGATCAATCGATTAAAGGCGATCAAGGTGTTCCTGGTGACGTTACTCCTACGTATCTTGCGATGGGAAGCCAGGTTGCAAATGACGCTCAGCAAACTTCCGCTGATCGGGCAGCGACGTCTCAAAATGCACAAACTGCTAGTGCTGCAGCAATTACTGCGACGTCCCAGGCGACGTTAGCAACGACCAAAGCGAGCATCGCATCAGATGCTGCAAATGCGGCATCAGTAGCTGCGAGTAGTTTAGTTTCTGCGCTCTCATCTTTCCGATCAGTTTTTATTGGAGACTTGCCGTCCGCGCCAACTGTTGACGGTAACGGAAATCCGTTGCAGCCAGGCGTCGAGTATTTTGATACTACAAAAAATAAGCTTCAAATTTATACGAATAGTGCTTGGGGTGATTACGATCAAACTGCGCAAGCTGCGACAAATAATGCTGCGTTAAGTGCTAGTAATGCCGCATCGAGTGCAGCTTTAGCTCAATCGCAAGCAGCCGCTGCAACAGCAAGCCAAGCTTCTGCTACTGCATCAGCAGTAAGTGCTACAAGTTCAGCTGCCACAGCAACGACTGACGCCGGGATTGCTACAGTACAAGCGCAAATTGCAACTGCAGAAGCGGTTGCTGCGGCATCTGCAGCTTCTACAGCAACGACAGTAGTTGCGAAAATTACAGGGGTGAACGGCGCACAAGCTATTCCATATCAGTCACCGTTGCCGGCAAGTGTTCCGACAAATGTTTACGCAAAATTGCAAAATATTAGTGTTGACGTTGTAGCTGATTTTCTTGCTGATCCAACGGGAGCGAGTAGTTCGTTGGCTTCGCTTCAAGCGGCTAGTGATGCGTTGAAAGTTATTGGCGGCGTGATTCGTATTCCGCCCGGTACGTATATAGTTGAAAAACCGGTTTTGTTATGGCCAGGGGTTTCCATTGATGGGCCTGGTGCGGCTGCCGCTGCAATTGTGAAGACTACAAACTCTCCTGGTATTGGGTCCATAAAGTCGCCGAATGGTTACTCTGGCGGGGTGCTAAGTCTCGAAAGCTATGCTGTTGATTCAATTATTTCTATTGTTGCACCTGACAATAGCTATGCGTATAACACAAAGATATCAAATATTACGCTAAAGAGATCTTCGTACTCTGGATCGACGAGCTACGGAATTTACGCGCCGAGATTGTCCCACGCGGAATTTGGCTCACTACTAATCCAAAATGTTGGCGTTGGAATATTTTCATATAACTCATGGATGTGTCATTTCCGACGCATTACATGTCAGGCAGTCAACAGAGGTTTTTATTGGCAGAATGACGGTTCTGGTTCAGGTGCTGGGACGAGTACGACATTCGAGGCGTGCTGGGTTAATTTTGATAATACCGTGGCGCAACCTATTGTAGGATTCGATATATTCGGATTGACATATTCCGCGATGATTGGCTGTGGTTGCGACAATGGGATACAGTCAGGTAGTAGCACTACGCCAGTCGTTGCATATTCATTTAATTCGTGTGCAGGTATTCATTTAGTTGCATGTGCAACGGAGAATTTGAATGGTACGCCAATCGCATCATACTCATCTACGATTACGGTAACCTCGTTTCGAACTGGATCGATTACTGGGGCGGTGGGAGCAAATACGGCAGCGACGATTATTGCTGATTCAAATTCTAAAATGACGCTGATTGGTTGTTCGTTTTATCCGACGACGACCGCATCATCGACGTATTACAACTGGCTGATCCAAAATGGGGCTAGCGTCATTGAGATAAATCCTGGATTATCGCCGACAGGTGGCAACACATTCACAAGTTATAGTGGAGGAGCTTCAAAGACTACAATTTTGAACGGAGTTACAACAGTATCGACGTCTATTGGTAGTTGCACGTCAGGAAAAGCGATAGACAACACGCCTATCGGTTCAACTACACCATCATCAGTTGCTGCAACAACGGTCTCTGCGACGACCTCTTACGCGATATCTCCTGGATCTGGAGCGTGGGGAGCCAGCTATAAAGGCTTGCAAGTTGGAAATGGCGCCTTTGTAGTAAGCGGTGTCGTTCCGTTAGTTGCTGCGAATTATTACAACAATGGATTCGGTGATATTTATTCAACGTCTGCCGCCGCCTCTCGCTATTATCAGAGCAATGGCACACATTATTTTGCATTTGCATCTGTGGGGACCGTTGGAAATCCAGTAATTTGGAGTGTCCCTTATCAATTGGGACCAAATTTATCAATATTGAATGTTCCAGTACAGGTTGGTCAGTTGCTCGGTGGGGGAGGTACTCCTGCAATTACAACTGGTGTAGGACTGGGAACGAATGGTACGTGTTCGGTGGCAGGAACATCTACAGCGATGACGTTGACTGCGAATGTCGGCACCGCTCCGACCGCAGGGTGGTTCGCTACTGTGACATTTAGCATTCCATATGCCGCCGCGCCGCGAGTGATGATTTCCCCTGCAAATGCAGCAGCAGCGGCATTGACAGGTGGGCAAGCCATATACACTTATCTTGTAACTACAAATGCTTTTATTTTGTCTGTTGCTTCGGCTGCACTTGCCGCTGGGACGACGTATGTATGGAACATAACTGTAATTCAATAATTGATAAAAAGTGATTGTTCATCGCCCCGCATATGCGGGTTTTTTTACGCCTAAAGGTTCACGATGAGAGAGTTTCGCGCATTTTTGTTGGGGGTATCGCTAAGTACTTTTATAACCATTGCGTCGTTTGAGGTTACGGCTAACCTTTTTTACTTGTGGTTGGTGTTCGCAGTTGGGGTTTGTAGTGCCAGTGCAGTTTATTACATTAACGAGATCATGGAGGATCGGGATGGCTGATAAAAGTGAGGAAAAGCGCGTATACAAAGAGGCACTTAAAGAAGTGCTAGAGGAATGGCTTGATAAGCAGTTTGCGTTGTTCGGCAAGTGGACTGTCACTGGGTTGGTAGCCATGGCATTTGCCGGCGCGGTTTATTTAGCGCTAGCAGGTCAAGGGTGGCACAAATGACACTCGATCAATTACATCAAATTTACAAGCTCGCCGGAAAACGTTGCGAGCTTTTTTTTGATCCTCTCACGAAAGCAATGGTGCAATTCGAAATCAACACGCCATTGCGCCAGTCTGCGTTTCTTGCCCAGGTAGGCCATGAAAGCGCGCAACTTTTTTACACGCAAGAGCTGGCCAGCGGTCAGGCGTATGAGGGGCGAAAGGATCTGGGGAACACGCAGAAGGGGGATGGTGTTCGTTATAAAGGCCGTGGTCTTATTCAGATCACCGGTCGCGATAATTACGTCGATGTCATGATCGATCTCGATGTCGATTGCGTCGAGCATCCTGAATTACTAGAGCAGCCGGAACTTGCGGCGCGGTCTGCTGCTTGGTTTTGGAAAAAACACGGACTCAATGAACTGGCTGACGACCAGCTTTTCACTGAGATTACAAAACGAATCAATGGAGGGCTTAACGGTCAAGCAGATCGCTTGGCATTATACGCACGAGCAAGGCTCGTTTTATTAACTAATGGAGGAAAAGATGTTTGAAAAATTCTCAGCTTTTATTGGGCTGTTTCGAAAAGGTCAGGAGATTGCAAATGTCGATGTGTGGAAGTCCGGTGGAATCTCTGCGGCGGCATTGTCTGCTTTTATTCTTGCGATTGTGTCTGTTGCAAGCGCATTCGGAAAAGAAATTCCGATTTCTGCTGATCAGGCAAACGCTATTGCTGCTGGGATTATTGCAGTCGTTGGCGTCGTGCTCCCTGTTATCACTTCAAAGCGAGCCGGCATCTTGCCAGCGACACCTGGGCAATCAGCTAGCCCAGTCGATCAACCAAAGCCAGACGATGTGTCAACAGTGGCAACGCCAACAGCAACCGCAGCAAAACAATCAACTTCAGTGTCGCCACTCCGTCAAGCTGCTGACGGTTCGGTCATCGACACCAGCTGGGAGCAAACCTACCGAGGTGGGTGAAGAATTTCGGCAGTTCATCGCCGTATTTGTTGGCTCCATTGATGGAGCCTTTTTTTCGTCTGAATGTCAATTTTAAGAAAGCTAATCATGAATATTTTATTAATTATTCAATCCTTTATTTCTATTTTCCAAGCTCTCACAAGTCTGATGCCACAGGGATCCACGCAAGAGAAGTTTGAAGCGACGATTGTCGGTGTGCAGGGGATTTTCGGTGACATTGCGCACTTGTTGCCCGCTTTGTCGGGGCTGGCGACTTCTGTCGACGCGGCTCTGGCTGCACCTGGATCAGTGGGTGGGATTGATTACAAATTGCTTGTGGGGACCTCAATGAACCTCATTAAGAATGTTGAAGAGTTGATGCCGGCATCACCAGGTGAACAGAAATTTAATGCGGTGGTGTCTGGATTGAGTGTGCTGGTGGGTGATGTCTCGTCATTCATTCCGCAGCTCAAAGTATTCGCTACGTCGGCGGTCAATGCGCTGCGCGCTGCGGATGTATTTAATGCGTCGCTTGTTACTCCAGATGCGGCGGCTGTGCGTGCTGGTGATGTGCGCCAAGTGCAGACATCCGTATAGACACGTTGCGGTAATACTGAGTAACGTGTGTTGCTCAGTGACTTTTCTTACATTTTATTAATTATTAAGTATTTTTTTGACAAAAAAGAAAATATGATTAAATATACAGAAATTAAATTTTTAATATCTAAATGTGGGGTTTTGTGATGGGAAGGAAAATAAATTTTGACGTGTCAGGCGTCAACATACGTGTTCACACTGTGCATGAGCCTTTGGAATACGTGGCGTTGTGGGAGGCAATGAATAAAACCCGCTCATATATCGTCCATGCAAATAACGCTTTAATGATTGGTGATTTGAGGTACGCTGATAAAGATGATCCTCATGGTTTGATTTTAGGCAATTTTTATCGATTTCTTGAAGTCGATCTTGAAAACCCTTGGTTTGATATTGATAAGCATAAAAAAGCTGCAGAGGAAGATGTTGATAAGGTCAAAATACCCGTCGCGCTAAAGCCTAATTTAACTGAAATACCTTATGTTTTTAATCCTAAAACACATCAGTTATATTTTGTATCCAAATCATCATTGGCTTCTGCATCACCACATTTAGTGCATAAATTGCTTTCCGCAATATGTCAAAAGCGTGAGATTTCAGACAAATTTAATAAGGTTGACCTTACGATTCTCACTGATAAGGGTAAAGTCGAGGAAATGTTAAATTGGCCGGAGATTAGAAATCTTTCGATTAAGATAGAGCGGCCAAATCCAGTTGATCAAGATGATGAGCGCGCGGTTTATGACCGCTTGCGCGCGCGGCGGTTGGAGTCAGAGACGACTATATATAAAAAGGCGTCAGGTGAGTCGAGTATAATTCCTGACGAAGAGATGAAGGCTCGTGCAAGAATTGCTGCAAATAATGGATTGGTTGAGGTAAGCGGGAAGAATTTACAGCGCGTTTCTGACAAGGCAAGTTCATCTGATTTCCCGCTTAAACTTAAAGGGATTTACGATAGTAAGCTTCAACCTTTATTGGACGCACTGAAAGCAGTTATTTTAAATATTTAGCAAAATGACTAAAAATGATGAAGTAAAAAGTAATCTTCAGATTTTGGTGATGGCTTGGAAAATTACCGGGGGTTGGAAAGCTGTTGTTTTCTCCGCTGATTTTTGGGTCTCCATTTTTATATGGGTGTTGTGTGCTCCATATTGGGTGAGTTTTCCATGGTGGGACCAGGTTATTTCGGTTTTTCCAAATGTTCTGGGTTTTACTTTGGGTGGATTTGCAATTTTTTTAGGGTTTGGAAGTGAGTCATTTAAAAGGGTTCTATCGCACGAAGATGAGATGAAATCGCCATACCTTAGTGTTAGTGCAGCTTTCCTAATATTTTTATTCTTTCAAATCATAACGCTACTATACGCATTCGTTGCAAAATCGCTGCATATTCCCACCCCACTGTGTTTATCTCCTTATCTTGAGTGGATAAATAAAGCAGAAGTGATCTCGTCGGGCATTGGTTACTTCTTGTCTGTTTATAGCCTTAATTTAGCGTTTAAGGCTGGAATGAGAGTGTTCAGATTAAGCCGTTGGTATCATGCTTTAATTAATGTTGAGATAGCAGAGGATAAGGTTAAAGCCGCGGCTAGTGCTTCGACAAAAAACAGCGCAGTGTGATCTTTAAGTTTTTGCTATGCTGTCATTTTGTTGTCATTTCAGTGCAAAAACAGCCCCAAATAACCCCATTTAATGACAGGTTTAAAATCATAAGTCATTGATTTTAAATGATATTATGGTGTGGTCGGCGGGAATCGAACCCCCGGTCTATGGCAGTATAGTGTGCAAGTCTTTCGCTTTTAATTGCACGTACCTGCTCAGCATTTTCCAGCTTCGGTGTCCGGATATGAGTGCTACTTGTTCGATTCTGTATCCCTTTTCAAATAACCGGCTAATCCCCTCGTGGCGAAGATCGTGAAAGCGCAGATCTTCAATTTTGAGTGCCTTGCATGCTCTCGGGAATAATGATGACGGTGTGTTTGGGTTGCCGGGGAAGATCAACGGTTCGTCAGGGATGCGTGGTTGCGCCATCAAGATGTCGTAGCTAGTTCCTAGTAATGGTACTTCCTGATTGTTTCCTATTTTTTGAGTAGGATGTTTTCTATCTCTGATTATGATGGTTTTATTTTCGTGATCTATATCGTCCCATCTTAGATTTAGTATCTCACCTTGGCGCATGGCGGTTTCAATAGCAAAAAGGATGAGAGATTCCATCGGAACCTTTTGACGAACCTTCGTCGTGAAGTAAAGGCAGATGTCATCAATTTCCTTTTGCGTTGGGCGGCGTTCGCGTTCCGCTGATTTTTTTGACACGCCTATATATTTGAGGCTGGCAGCTGCCTTTGATGTTATTTCTATATCAATTGGAATTTTCCAAAGTTCTTTCACAATGCGAAGTACAGTGCCCAGATGTGCAAGGTCAACGAGAATCGTCGGACCCTTAACAGTTTTTGCGCGGGCGTGAGCCCAAGTTGTTAGCAATTCTTCCGTTAAGGCATCGAGAGATAAATTACCATAGAGCTTTTTCCAATATTTGAGGGACGTTTCCTTCGTTCTGCCGATCGGAGTGAGTGACGCAATCTCTGTTAGGTAGCGATCAATAACTTTTCCCAAGGTAAATCCAGCCAAGCTTCGGATATCTTTGAATGACATTGCATCAATACTAGCTTCGACTTCCCGCGCCCAGGCGAGTGCTAAAGACTTTGTTTTGAATGACTTGGTGATAGACTTATGGCCTTTGCGGCGAATGTCCGCGACCCACGAGCCATTTCGTTGACGGATTGATGCCATAGTTTCCCTAATTTCTCCGTAATTTCTCCGTAATGGGTTCGTAAAATAGCATAATATTGATTAAGTTTAAATAAGATTGTAAGTTTTAAAAATGAAGCCTGTCATAGAGAAAAGCCCCGTATTGCCACCTAGACGGGTTTCTGTTGCCCCGATGCTCGATTGGTCAGATCGCCATTGTCGCGAATTCCACCGTCATATTACTCGCCATACTTGGTTGTATACCGAGATGGTGACGACGGGTTCATTGTTGCATGGCGATGTTCAACGCCAT